AGCGGGAAACTGATTTCTCAGCACCGCCTTGAGCATGCGCAGATGGTCGTCGCCCTGGCTTTTCGGGTCGGTGCCCTCCGGGTTGGTCGCCACCAATTGATTGATCCAGCTGGCACTTTCCAGGCTCATGGCGCGGGGCACTCCGGGGTGATGCTCACCGGCTCAGTGCCGGGGGCAGTGACATAGAAGCGGTCAGCCTCACGCTGAAACAGGCCGTCATACATGGCCGCAGTCTCGAACTCCACGATGAACTCATAGAGCTTGGCCATCGCCGGATAGAAGTACAGCAGCCAGTTGGCCGTCAGCACGTCATTGGTGTCAGTGGGCAGCACCAGCGGCTGTAAATCCAGCGTCAGCCGGTAATTGAGCTGAACCCGCGCATCCTCGATAAAGCCCGGCGCCCTGGCCACCATGTCGGCGCGGTGGGCGGTCTGGACAATCTTGTCCTGCAGCTCTTGGTACGTCATACGATCACCACCCCAGCAGACCGGCTAGAAGCCCCTCCGCTTGCGTTGGTGGCACGTTCCAGCACCGTAATGGTTTTCCCCAGATCACCGGGCAGCACCAGCAGAGAACTCATGGCATCTCCTCGACGGACGCCGTTGACTTGCCACTCTGCGGTGATGCTCAGCTGGTTCTGCCAAGTGCCGGCCACCCGGCTCAGGTTCTGCCCTACGTTGGGGGTGCCGCTGATGCTCGGCGGGGTCAGGTTCACCGGCTTCAGGTAGTTCTTGGCCGGGAAGCTGATCGCGTCGCCTGGACTCACCAGACGCCCGTTGATGCTTTTGCCGTAGCTGATCAGGCTCATACTCGCTGCACCTTGTAAGGCTGGCTCTCGGGGTGGTCGATGAAGCGCTTCCACTCCTCGTTGTAGATCTTCGGATCGTCGAAGCGGCCCAGCGTGTCGGCGTTGTGCTGCTCCAGATAGGCAATCTCCTTGTCGCTCAGATGCAGCGCCCAGCGCATCGTGCTACTTGCCAGATCTTTTATGTCGCACTGGTTTAGCTGGCTGCGCGTCACCGCCGCTCTCGGATCTATCCAGGTTCTGTACTTTTGCATGAGGGCAAGCCTCCCACATGGCGAATTCTTCAGGGGTCAGTTCCTCGACACATTGACCGCCAGGGGGCAGCAGCCCCCTGGACACGCCAATAGCCCGCTCGTGCATGTTGACGATCAGGCAGCGCACGTCAGGCCACCACGGCCAGCGCTTCATCAATCGCCAGGATGGCACCCTGGCTCAGCTCGTTGAGTACCAAGAAACTCCACTCGGCGCTCATCAGCTTCTTGTCGCTCAGGCCGGTCTTGGCCAGCGGCTCAGCCTGATAGCCCCGCAGGAAGCTCTGGCGCAGATGGCTCGGGTCGATCATGTACATGCTCGACACACCCGCCGCGTCCTGGGGCTGCAGGCGGTTGTCGCGCATCTGCACGGTCTGGCCGAAGTCGGTCACGAACACGTTGACGCTCCCGTAAGCGGTCAGCGCCTGCGGGCTGGCCTGCTTCTGCTGCGCCGTCATGGTCGCCACGCGCGCCGTGTCGGTGAACAGGTATTCGCTCAGCTTGCGGATGACGATGGGCCGGGCCATGAGCATCTGAGTGTTGCCGCCCGCCTCATACACCTGCTGGAGAATGTCGCGGATGGTGGTCTCGCTCAGCGCACGCGGGGTTCCAGGCGTCGGCGCCACAAACAGACCCGTGGTGAAGTTGAAGCCACCCACCACACCCGTGGCACCAAGACTCACGTTGGTCTTGAGCTGCGCGCCAAACCCCGCCGACTTGCCGGCCACCGTGTCACCGTCGCCGGCCACGCTGGCTTGATGCGTCAGCTGGATCGCTTCCACGTCCCGGCGCAGCTCTTTCTGCCGTTCCATGATCTGGTACGACATAGAGCCTTGGTTGCCGATGGTGTTGGCCGCTTCCAGGGAGTGGCTGACCTTCACCTCCTTGACGCTGATCTGCGTGAAGTTGCCGAGGCGATTGCCCAGCTTGGCGTTGTTCTGGTCCACGTCGATGCCGTCGACCACGGCGTTGGCCGTGTCGGGCGTAGCGAGCTTGTCCTCCGTCCATTCGACCTTGCGGTTGGTATGGGTGCCCTTGCTGATCGCATCGGTCAGCGGCAGCGGGATATTGGAGATATCCCAGATTTGGTTCATCACATCTTCACGCACCACGCCGCCGTATTGCTTGGCGCTGGCGTCTGCGTGGTCGGTGTTGTAAAGAGCCATGGTCTTACCCTCTTAGCAGCATATCCACAGCCTGCAGCGCGTCGGCTTGGTTGCCGGTCTGCTTGGCCCTGGACACAGCATTCGATAGATCCGTTGCCTTGGTCGTCGGTGTTGGAACCTTCGCCTTGGGCTCGGGGGTTTTGATCTGCTTTACACTGGCCTTGGCAGTTTTGATGGCAGACTTCAGACGGCTGAAGTCGTGCAGCATCTTGACTACTCGGTGATCGGTCACTTGAGACAGGTCTACACCGTACTCACCGCCCAGCTCGAAAATAGCCGTGCGGCCTTTCTGGAATGCGGCCTGATCCTTGAACTCAGGAATAGCGGCCAGCATCAGCGCATGCTGCGTCTGCAGATGCTGCGTCTGCTGCTGCTCGATCCGCGTCCGAACCTCGGGCGGGAGCTGCAGGTATTGGCCCATCTCCTGCAGTTCAGCGTACTGAACCATCACCTTGTTTTCACGCTCGATCAGCTCCACCGTCCGGGCATCCTGGGCCTGGTAGAAGTCTTTCAGCTCCCCCAGCGTCACCTTGGTCCCGTTGCTCAATGGGATTTCTTGCGCGTAGTCAACCGCCCCCGCCTCGGCCTCTGCCGTCTCCGGTTCGCCCTGCGGATCTTCCTCGCTTGCTGCTTCAGCTTCTGGGTCTCCCCCCGGCGCTGGTTCCGGTGCCGTCTCCGGCAAAGTCTTACCGCTCAGCAGGTTCTCTACCTGCTCAAGCTCTGTTAGGGCAGCACCAGCATGGACGGCGGGCTGCTGCTCAGTTAATGCTTGGGTCGTGCCATTCAAATCTGACATTCAGTCTCTCCCGTACCTTCTCAAGCACGTCTAGCTGGGCTAATAGAGCCTCTCGGCTCCCGTAATTCTTAGGGTCATTGCGCCGGATGCCGTCGATTAGCGCCGCGTCCACATCGTCCACGCACAGCGTCAGCAGCGCGCGGGCCTCAGTCTCTGTCAGCGTCCGCACTGCGTGCCCCCTGGTTTAGCTGCTTGATCTTGACCACGTTGTCCGCAGTGATCTGCGCCTCTTTCACCTCAGCGTCCAACTGATCGCTCCAGACCTTGTATTGCAGGTCGCGGCTCTGCTTCTCCAGCTCAAACGCATGCTGCATTTCCACAAGCTGCTTCTGCATGGCTTCCATCTTCGCGGCCTGCTCCTGCTCGCGCTGGGCCATCGTCTGCTGAGCCTGCTGGGCTTCCTGGCTGGTCGGGTCAATCAAATACTGCTCAGGAGTGTCGAGGTCATTGGCGCGAAGCCAATCGCACATCGCGTTGTAGACCTTGGCGTTGTCGGTGAGGATGCCTGAGCCACCCATCTGGATAATCTGCGCCTGCTGGCTGATCACCTGGGAGAGCGCGCCAATGCGCTGGGCCTTCTCGGCGCTGGTCATGCCCATGGTGATCGTGAGGTTGTCGCGTGGTTGCCACTGGCCGGTGTCGGTCTCGCTCCACTTGCCGCGCACCTTGGCCTGAGTGAGGCCAGCCAGATCCGTGCGCAGCAGCTTATGCACCCGCAGAAAAGCCGGCTTCAGCAGGGTTTCCACCAGATTGGTGGCGAACCATCCGGCCATCTGCTCGACTTGCGCCAGCTGGCCAGCCGCAGCCGTGGCGCTGGATTTCATTACCTGGGCCTGCACCTCATTGATATCCACGGAGCTGCCCACCCGCTGCACCCGCACATGATCAAGGTATTCAAGCCCGGCCATGGCCTGCGGGCCGATATCGGCAGCAGGCAGCGGCACGATGGCGGTCGGGTTCTTCAGCCTCACCACCCCGTTGAGCCGGCCATTGGTCAGGTCGGCCATGTTCACTTGGCCTTCCACCGCGCCGATGCGCGAACTGTTCAAGACGGCAAGGTTGTCCATGTAGTTGCGCAGAATGTGCGTCTTACCGCTCTGGATTGACCGCAGCAAGTCATACAGCCCCTGGCCCTGCACCCGGTGCGGCATGGGCACGGCGGAACCGGTGATATACGGCACATCCTCGGCGGGCTCGTTCTTCAGGATTTCACTGCCACCGATCCACACATAGCGGCGCTCTGTCTTGTTGCTGTCATTAGCGCTCAGCATCTGGTAACAGCAAAAGATTTCGCGCAGCTGCTGGCTCTCCTGGGCTGGCTTGTTGTCCTGTTCGAACTGAAAAGCACCAGCACGCGCCATCGCAGCCGGCCACAGGCCGTTATTGCTCATGGGGATGCGCCCAATCACCTCGTCGCTGATGCCCATCTCTGACAGCTGGCCGTCTGTGTACAGCTTGCGCTGGGCCACAAAGCGCAGCTTCTGCAGATCCTCCTGGCCCGCACCCTCACTGAACAGCATATCCTCGGGCGGAATGCACTCAAATGCCAAGCGGGTGGTGGTGGTCGTGCGCTTCACGGTCGTCTTGAGGCGGCTGACCTTCACCTGTACCTCTTGCCGCTCAGCGGTGGGCTGGCTCAGGTAGAAAATGGCCTCGTCGGGAAGATCCGGGGGGAATATCTCGGTGGTGGTGGTGGTGTCGTCCTCGGCGGTCACTTTTAACCAGCCGTTGGCAATCAGCAGCGCATCGTGAATCCCTTCGAAGATGGCGCGCCAGCCGCCAGCCTTCTCGATGGCATCGCGAACGAAGTCGCTTTCGGCCTGGGCCTGGGGCTCATCCTCCTCCCCGTTCGGCTTAAATTCGATCATTGTCGTCTTGATGATCGGCTGCAGCTGGCCCATCAGCGCATGCAGGCTGTCGGCCACGTCACTGCTGACGATGGCGCTGCGCCCCTCGCCGGGGTCTGGCATGGCGGAATTGTAGAAGTTCAGCGCCTGGGTGCGCTTAACAGCCAGGACGGAACTGTCGTAGCCCTGCGCCTGATTGATTTCGAAGCGGACAACGGCGGCTAGTTCGGCATCGTTTAAACGCATGATCTATCCACCCTGCTGTAGTCCAGCTCGCCGCTTTTCCAGGGATCGCCCTTGAAGGCTTCCTCTGATACCACGCACAACAGCCCGAAACTGTCAGCGCCGTGGCTGGCCCAATCATGCTCCGGGCCTAAGCCAATCTGCCGCGCCTCGTCGCGCTTCTCGTGATACCAGCCAAGCGCATCCAAGCCACCTTGGCAAGTTTCCTCGTTGAACCAGCAGCTCGGAAACATCCGCCGCGCCGCCGCAATCCGCGCCGCCGCCGCGCCTGGGCCTTGATTCTTGATCACCGTCACGTCATAGCCGGCATCCTGCAGGGCGGATTCATAGCTGACGCTGTACACCTTGTCGTGCTGCACCCCGTCGTGGGGCAGGTAGATCCGGGCTTTGTTCGGGGTGTAGCCCTGTTCCCGCAGCCACTGCACATGCGTGGCCATGGGCTGGCCAACCGCCTCGTAGTAGTTCAACACGCGGATCTCTCGGCCCACATGCTGCGCGGCCCAGATGGTAAAGGCATCACTGCGCGCGCCGGTGCCGCCGATATCAACGAACAGCTGGATTGGTAGCAGTGGATCAGCACTGACGCGCCCCACCCTACGCTCAGCCCGAGCAGCAGTGAGAGACCCAGCGTAATAAGCACCGACCAACAGCGTGGCATATTCACCCTCCCAGATATGGCCATACTGGTCCGGCTCGTTGCGCATGCAATCCAGCCGCTCCTGCTCCAGCACACTGGTGAAGTACGGGTTATCCCGCCAGTTGGCCAGCACGCAGACTGCGCCGGTCGGCGGCGCGCCACCCCGAAACAGCAGATCCACCGGATCATTCTTGCGTCGGGCGTTCCAGCTGAACCACAGTTCTGAGCCCTCGGCGCGAATCGTCGGGCGCAGCAGCTGCAGGCTGCGGGCGCTCATGGTCTGGGCTTCCTCTGTCCAGGCCGTGTTGAAGCCTTCCAGCGATTTGATGCTCTCGGCGTTGCTGTCCTGCATGCCCTGGAACGTAATGATGCCGTCGCCAGGGGTCTGGATGTTGTCGCTCCAGACCTTGAAGCCATCGCGCTCACCGAGGCCCATCTTTTGCAGCTTGTCCTCTATCAACCGCTTGCTGGATTCCTTGAGGGTGTTCTGTATCTCGCGGATACACACCCCCCGGTGGCCAGGAATCAGCATGGCGCGCTCTATCAGCGCCTCGGCCATGAAATGCGACTTTCCTGAGCCGCGCCCCCCGTAGGCGCCTTTATACCGGGCCGGCGCCAGCAGGGGCGCGAAGACTCTAGGCGTCGGCAGTAGGAGCTGGGTCAACGATAGTCCGGGTGATCTGAGTAATGACCGGGTGATCCGGGTTGCCCGTATGCTCGATGGCTTTCAGATCCGGCATGTACTTTTTGAGGATGCCCAGCGCGGCGCGTACCTGGGAGTCATTCATGAGCGGTGATTTGGGCGGCTTCTGGCCTTTCTTGACCGGGGGCGGCTCTGCGAAGGCGTCGGCGTCGATGTGCTTCATCAGCCGATTGATGATGCGGGTCGCGGTGCGCTTGTCCACTTCCCACTGTCTGACGGGTGTTCTACGGGTTGCCATGTTCACCCCCTCGGGCGTCGTTTCTGGCGCGGCTCTCACCGGCGCACAGAAACAGGCTAGCACACAGCGGAAACGCCTGATTCTGCGGCGATTTCCACAGCTGACAAAAAAGGAAGATCAAGTTGCATGCAAACGCGCCGGGGCGTTGACCATTGTTCTGCCATTGCGGCAGCTATGCCTGGGTAAGTGATGCTGCGATTCTTCCACCTATCGGGGCCAGGGGCCATCCGGTGAATGCGATCTTCTCGGCCTGAAACTATCGCGGTCGGCATAAGCTCGGGGAGGTTGTGAAGCCACAGACCCGTCTTTTTCTTCTCGCCATGCCCGAACTGCCACGGGTGAATAAACTGGGATGCAGGAACAGGAAGAACCCCTACCGGATTTTCCATAGCGACACGCGGGGCATGACGCTTGGCGCAATCCCATAGCGCCATTGTCCATGAAATAGAACGCACCCGGTCGGCATGCTTGGGCGCT